ATAAATATCTACTCTACCATTTTTATAAGACAATGTGCATGCCACAAACCGTTTACGCTCTGTAGCTCTTCGGGGTTCACAAAAACAAAATAATCCATAGTGCCTACGTGCATTAGCGCGACTTCTTGTATCTTTTCTTTGGTCAGTGGCACAACAGACCATATTAGATAGTGTCTGGTACCATCCACGTCATATGGAAAAGCATTTCGCATCCACTTTATAGGAGACCCCTTCATATTCTTGCGGATTACGTCTTCAATCTTTATTTGGTTTCGATCCAATGCTGACTTGTATTCGTCGTACTTTTCTAGGACGGGTTTACTCCTGGAAAACAAGTCGTGTCTATCTAGAATTGCGCACAACTTCGCGTCGTCCCATCGCATTTATATTTAGAAAATAATATTATAATCGTCGTTATTTTGGTTACACGTTTACACCCGCATATTGACAAACTATGTTTTATATACTCGTGATAATCTTGTATATATTACATTATGAAAACAACACACCGTGTGTATTTTATTATATCACCAAAAGGAAAGTTATACGTAGGATACACCGGTAAAACCGTGTACGAACGTTTTTACAAACATCTAGAAAATAGCACAAAAGGGAAAAATCATTGTCCGGCGATAGAAAACGCAATTCGTTATTACGGAGCAGAACAAATGACTGTAGTAAAAGTCAGGGAGTGCTATTCTAAATCAGAAGCGTGCTTTTGGGAGAGACGATATATAAAATATTTGAGCACGACTATCAAACAAAATGGTTATAATTTGACTAATGGTGGTGATGGCGGAGGTGCCGAATTTCGCGAACCGGTAAGTATGGAAACAAGAGAAAAGTTGAGGATAGCATCCAAAGGGCGTAATGCCAAGGGTATCGTTGGTTATCACGTATTAGGACACACGGTAGAATTTGATGTTATAAAGGATGCCGAAAAACAGTTTGGGTTGCCGAAGGGAGAAATAACTAAATGCGCCAAGGGTCTTCGTGGTCCTAGAGGCGGGTTTACTTGGAAATATGCGGACGAAGAGGAACGAGCAAAGTATCCCGAGTGGGATATTACGAGGAAAGCCGGTGTCAAAGGAAATCCCGTATACAGGATTTTAGAAGACGGATCGCGAGACGAATATGCTTCTTCGGAAGAAGCAGAGCGTATACTGGGATATCCTCAATCTACTATAAGCCATAGCATACGCAGACACGGTCAGACACGTGGTTATATGTGGTATTTTGTAGAATAAAATATATAATGTAATATATATTAGACAAAATGGGAAGTAGAATTATGCCTGCACTTTCGGATGGACGTTCGTGATTGTTTGCGATGAAAAACGTCCAGCCACGAGTAAACGGATATCTCGTGGAAAATCCTGTTAGCTTTCCGTCCAGAAGCAGACGTTAGTGACTCAATGAGTTGCGACACCGCCAAATTGCGGGAAACCCCTAAAGCTCACGATACCAACGGTGATGTGAAAGTGTCACCCGGCCGAGAGAGGACCTCGGGTATGGTAATAATTCGTGTGATGAACAATGGGCAATCCGCAGCCAAGCCCCTACGGACGCTATGTCAAGTCTATGGGGAAGGTTCAACGACTAAATGGTGGTGGGTGTTCTATGATGAGTGTAGACGAACTCTAGAATGTTTAAGATATAGTCTAGTCCCTTCAAATATCCCGAAAGGGAGGGTATCTCGTCACAAACTATGTGTCGTCCGGTATTTACAACAACTACCTCGAGGACAAGTTCAAGATCGACAGCGACGGCAGCTACCGCCAGTTCCTGCAGAAGAACGCGAAGCAGGTCGAGAAGGTCACCAACTCTTTGACCGCGTACTACGTGAAGCCCCCCAAGATGCCCAAGGTTGGTCTGAGAGTCCAGGGAGAGCCTGACGCACACATGACCGCCGGACTCGTTGGTCAGCAGCAGCCTATTCTAAATAAGGACTACTACAAGAACCTGGCACGTTTTAATCTTAAAACCAGGTGATAATTGTAATTTGAAATCACTGTTTGTCGATACAATACACATTTGCCGACAAAACGTAACGATTGAAAAAAATGTAAAGTTCTAAAAAATAAAATATTGTTAAACAATAGATAATAATGGAGCTTCTCGCCATTGCCGGTATCATTGGTTACGGTTTATATAACAGCCAAGAGGGACGTGAGCCGCGCCAGGACAGGAACAGATATGCAGACATATTGGGGTCTGGAAACGGAGTTCGCGACGACTACGACACGAAGCCGACCGACATGGTCAGAAAGTATAGGAAGAAGGCAGAAAAACGTTGGAAGCAAGCCCAGGTTCCCAAGGAATCAGGAATCATCACTCCTAACATGCGGCCGTCTGAGGTGATGCCGTACTTCACCTCTGGAAAAACGATGAACACCAACACCGACTACAAGCAAAGGAAGTTGGAACTGTTCACTGGCGATGTTCTAGAAGGGACGTCCGTATCCGGTACCTACAAACACAAGAGAGAGGCCGATACCATGTTCGGTATGACCCCCCAGGGGAGAGTTTCTTCCGGAGGTACAGTCGGGAATGCCCCCGGCGATGCGGAACTTCAAAAGGCCAGGAGCATCAGTGCGCGTACCCATAATAATGTTCTTCCCGCGGAGCAAATTCGCGTCGGTCCCGGTCTCGGCGTGGGTCCGGAGGTTGCTGCTACGGGCGGTTTCCAGCAGTTCTACAGACAGATGCCGCTCAACATTAACGAATACAAGTTGAATACGCTTCCGGGAGGAGTCGTCACTGGTGGAACGACTATGGGTGGAAAGGGGGAGATCCAGCAGATTTCCAGCATCAATCACAACCCCGGTGCCCTGGTTGTTCCTTACGACGAACGCCCCCCGTTGGCAACCCCTAACGGCGCCATCCTCGGCCGTACGGAATACGGAAAGCAGCCCCGTGGATGCGCAGGCCTCCGTCCCTTCGATGATTACTCTGGCCCGTCCGACAGTATCGTCGAGGCGCAGCAGGCGAGATATATTGACAAGACCCGCGGTCGTCCACGCACTGGCGAGGGGGACACGACGCCCATGATTAACGCAAGCGGTACAAGCGGTCAGTACTCCGGAGTAGGAGGATATACAACGGAAGGACCCGAAAGTTTCACACTTCAAACCCAGAGAGGTCTGGTGAACAAGTACTTGATGCCCGCCGGACCCAACGGAGGTGTGCAGGCTGCAGGAGAGGCACGTCCCGAGTTCGTCCCAGAGGCAACTCTCCGCGAATCCTACGAAAGCGTGTACTACACCGGAGGGGCAGGGACCACCGTCAGCGGGGCCGAGAGGTTGGATGTTGTCGAGTTGCAGCCACCTACCAGGAATTTCGCCAAGATGGGCGACCAGTCTCGCGGGTACACTCCTGGCGCTGCGCCGACCGGGGGAGCTAATAACGTCTTCCTTCCAGAATCAATGGGAGCATACGGGCTTATTGACAAAAATAAATACGACGGTTTCAGCCACACGATGCCAACCCCCATCGCGCAAACCTTCGGCTCTATTGCCACCGAGGGTAAGACACCTCAATTCGGTACCAAGAGTGCCGTCGAGAACCCTTACTCGTCGCCCAATGCACTTAACATCGCGTCCGGTCAGCTGTCGGAGAACCGTTTCAACCGCGACATCGCCAAACCAGACGCACTGGCGGCCATAAGTGACGCGGGTCGTCCGTTCGCACAGCAGAATCTGAAACCGCGTGCCTGGTCTCCAGGTGACGTAACCCCTCTCTGGAAGAAGTAATGTCATTTGTCCCGGGACCTGAAAACACCATATAAGGCATCATCGCGAGCATACATTTAATACCAAATATACATTCACGCAAAAAACCTCCAAGATGGATATGCTCCCAGCTGACATCTCCAGGAATATCTACAAGATGGCAATCAAAGCCAAGGACGAAGATAACAGGAAGCAGATTCATGCGACTATCTGGTGTGTCCTTGACTTCATCCAGACCAGCCGCGTGTTGTATAACGAAGTCCCACTATTCGAGGGGTCTCTGAAACATCTTTACGTCACGGTGTTCAACGTTGACAAAATTCAGCAGTGCAATGGTCTTGTCACGACCCGGATGGTATTTTTCATTGGCGATGATGAATTCGAGACGACATATAACGATTATGCAGGAGACGTGGATGTGTGCATGTATATTGTCAACAAGCATGGGCTGTATGCAGATGTAGCGAGCGATGCGTTTTGGGCTTGCTTTCCAAATGGGATGGTTTATTAAATGTAACTATTACTCGAATAAGCAAAATATCCTTTGTCGGAATGTAATACACAGCGACAAATGATTCAAAGGAAAACAATTTAAATCTCAATAATTCTTGGCGCCGCTTTCTTGCTCGCCCTGCCGCGGGGTTTGCGAACTGTCTTCTCGACCTTAATCGTGTTCATCTCGGGAGACCCGAAGTCGGACGGCGGAGGAGACTCTAGGTCAGACGGAATGTCGGATAGCCTCTCAGATTCGTCATCGGGGATATTGGGCATGGAATCCCTTAGGTCCGGTTTCAAGTTCGTCTGCTCGGGGACGATGTGGCTTGCCGTGAAGTTGGCGGGCACACCAAACTGAGGCGGGGTGCCAAACTGAGGGAACGAGAATGTAGGAGGCTTCATCTCCTTCCTTGCCACGGGAGGAGTGTGCATTTGCTGGGCCTGCTGCATGAAACTGTTCTGGGGAGGGGCAGCGGGCTCGGGCTGCTTTTGCTGAATCTGAGGACCCGCACCGCCTGCGCCACCAGTCATCATTTTCATGATACTGTCCATCATACCGCCCCCAGAGTCACCACCGTCCTCCAGCATCTTGGATGCCTTCTTGGCCATCACATTGCTCATGTGGAAGGTCAGTGCAGATGCTCCGAATGTAAGCAGCAGACGAACCTCAGGAGGGGTTTGGACCTTGCCGCGATATTTGAAGAAGAGCTCCTCGAAAATACTATCATAATCCTTTTGTGTATATACAGCCTGGTGCATCTGGTCGGACCATCCATCGAGCTCCAGGTCAAGCACATCTACTTTATCGTTCAGGAACTCTAGTGCCGAAGCAAGGCCAACTACGGCCTTCCTAGAAAACTTGAGACTCCTGTCCAGCTCTAGGTGCGTCTTAATGCGGTTTAGTTCCGCACGCATCTCGCGAATATCATCACGCGCGCTGAATTTCCGGGGCTCGATACCCTGGCGGCGCAGCACCTCTAGCCTGAACAGGATATCTGCTTTCTCATCGCCGATGGTCAGGAACCCCTGGGACGGCTGCTCTTCCTCTGTGAAATAGCTAGAACGACGCTGCTCGACGGGAGAGCCGCTAGACGTACTGTAGATGTCGCCGTCACCGTCGTAATCCGCGGACACGTCGCTGCCAGAGTCCGAAGACATCTCGTCCATGTTCCTGGTCTTGTTAGGGTTTGCGATATCTTTCATCATCTCCTTCAACTCAGATTCATCTCCAAAGTCGGAGTCGCCAACCGACGGGGCAGAGTGAGCGGGCTTTTGCCGATCAGTAAAGCGTTGTGGGAGCTGGATACCAACACCACCCGCGTCGCCAGATACTCTCATGGCCGGGCGGGTGTCAAATGTGTTTCCGAGTGTCACCGTCATTACTGACTGGCAATATATTATATTTTATAAAAAAACGCATTAAGTTAATACACACATTGTCAATATGATCGGTTAGCGTGGGGGTGTTTATATATTTCAGAGGAAGGTGGTGATGACCTAGACGGGGAAATAGTAATTGGAATTACGCATTCCTCAAACATCGCGCGCCAAGAGTCGGTCGTAACTTTCCTCAACGTGGACGCGTTGCTCGCGATGGTATCGGCGAATACTTGTCGTTTAGGGATTTTAAACATTTCGTCCAGAGATACCCAAACCAGTTCCGACTTTTCGATGTAGGCAGAACCGATGTTTTTGTACTTGAGGAAGTTAACAATTTTCTTAAAGCGAAGAGGCAGGTCTGGAATATACGGTACCTCGATAATAAACATACTGTAGACGTTTCCCTTCTTGGTAGTTCCGTTTACCAAAACAGACATCTTCTTGACGCGCTCTCGAATAGAATGGGGGGAGTTGCAAAGGCATCCGAGAGTCTCTTCGTAAAACTCTCTCGTAGCCGTATTGACCGGATCACCGTTGTCTATCGCCTCGGCCTTCCCGCCAAAATCCGAGAAAACACCGTCTCGCGAATCTTTTCCTAACAGAAAAACTACATCACCATGTTCATTTCTAGAAATAGGGAGTATTCCGGCGGAACTGTTCATGTTCATGATTCGCAACTATTGTATCTTTACATGTTTTTCTGCGGTATTATACGACGTTACCCATCACACAGTGAACGAAATTCTTTTCCTGCGATAGGTGTTCGCATCAAAATCGACGAATACACCGCGGGGCAAGGGGGTTGACATCTTTCTCAGGGTCATCATGCTGATGCCAGACACCCTGGAAAGTTCACTCCAAGTGGGAAACATGTGCCGTTCCCCGCGCAGCTTTATATAGATTGGGAAAGTCAGGTTGCAAGGGAAGATGTTTCCAAACTCGTGAAACTCCTGGAGAACCCTAAATAGTTTTCTATCAAGGGTCCCTCGGAAACCCCGGTTGGTAGACGGTTGTGAGCCGTTGTACGAAATGCTTCCGCTGACGGGGCGTAGCCAGCAGAGGGAGTGCTTGGTACGAAGTTTGATGGACCAAGAGGACAATTGGACCTTACAGTATACGATGTTTTCACCCACTCCGTCGATATTGTAATACAGACCACCCTCACACTCCCAGTCGTCGGTCAAGAACTTCTTGAAGACCCCCTCCATTTCTTCCCAGCTGACGAACCTTTCCCATACGACCCCCTGGTAATGAGAGTATACGCCAACTTGTTTCTCTGATTTCTCGCGAAGGGCTTCGTACATAGCCCGCATGATAATTGAATATTTGCCACGGGGGCAGTAGGAGTCAACGTCTAGAGGAACGGACGTATGGGTGATGTCAAACTTGAAAGCGATGGGGTCGTTCTCTCTCACCGAGTGATGAGGAGCGTGAAGGTCTATGGTAATAGAGATCACTTCGTCTAGAACACGAGTATGTGCATAGAGTTTTCTGCCACAGACGTTCACTTGCCATCCTCCGCGAAAATAACTGGCAAACTGGTGACGAACGTGATCGTTAATTGCAAAAACTCGTGGGACGAACTGGTCCCAGAAATACGTGTGTCTATGTGTATGCA